AAGGAAATAAATAATGATTACATGCAGTAATTCAAATTTAAATAATTTAGATAAGGCAACACCAACTAACTATAGCCTTATCTTTCCTTTGATACCAACAGAAACAACTATAGGTGCAAATAACCCATTTGTTATGAATATTCATTCTGCTATTCTTCCTTCTGTATCTATTGCAGCAGATGAATTAAGATATCAAGGGAATAGAGTAAAAACAGGATTGATACCAATGGAGTTTGATCCTTGGTTAGTAAGTTTTATAGTAGACAGTAAACTTTATAATTGGAAACTTTTATTTAAATGGATGGCTTTTATAAATAATAATAAAGATAAAATTGCAGAATTACATAAAAATTATTCTGTAGATTGTTCTTTAGTTGTAACAGATAACTATTCTAATGTAGTTTTAGAGGTAATATTTGTAAGTATTTGGCCTAGTACATTAGGTGAAGTTTCATTTAGTCAAAGAGAGGGAGATATTCAATTAGAAAGTACAATAAATTTCAATTATGATTATTTCCAAGTAAGAGAAGTAGGAACAACAATAGAATTTTAGTGGGGGATAAATATGGCGTTTTTTCAATATTCAACAAATAATGGATATAAAATATCTGATTTTGAATCACAAGACCCTGATGAATTTGGCAATGAAGATGTTGTATTCGATGCAGGAACACCTGAAAACGGATATGAAATAGCTTTTATTGCTTCTAGTCGTGGTGAATGGGGTAACTATATACAAGTAGCATGTGTGGGTAGAGATACATATGAGGGTGTTAGAGCAGGTACATTAGCAACAACATTAGGAATTTCAGCTACCTTATATGATGATCTTGATGATCAAGTAGATGTTGGATTTTCAAATAATAAACAATTTTTAGTCTTAGTTAAAAGAGCAAAGCAACAAAATATAAATAAAACTCCTATTCCATATGAGCTTGTAGAAGCTCATCTTGTAAGTTCTGATCCAACTGAATTGGATGATAGTGGAGAAAATATCTTTGTTGAAAATTGGATTAATTCCAATTCACAATATATTAGAGTTGCTACTACAGCAGCATTTAAAAATCAAGACTATAATGATAAGGGATTTGTTGATTATCTTAATTTAGGTGGTGGTGCAAGAAATAACGGGGGTGTTATTTTAGATGGTGATATTATAACAGCTTATGAGCTTTATAAAGACCCTGAATCAATTGATGTTAATATCTTTATTGATAGTGGTAAATCTACTACTGTTAAGCAATCACTTTTATCAATATGCGAAACAAGAGCAGATGCAGTAGCAGTTTTAGATGTTCCTAAATCATTGGTTGTTAATAATAAAGGTAGTGAAGCTACAGACTGTAGAGATTATAGATTTGGATTGCATTCTACATATAATTTCAATGAGAATTCAAGCTATGTTGCTACATATGCAAATTGGTTAAATATTTTTGATAAATGGAATTCCAAATACAGATGGGTTCCATCATCAGGACATGTAGCAGGTATTTATGTGAATACAGATGAAGTTTCAGAAGCATGGTTTGCTCCTGCTGGTTTGAATAGAGGCATTATAAACCAAGTTAGAAAACTTGCATGGAATCCTAAAAAAGGAGAAAGAGATATATTATACTCTAATGGATTAAACCCAATTGTGGATTTTCCAGGGCAAGGTAAGGTAGTTTGGGGTCAAAAAAATATGCTTGATAAATCATCAGCATTCAATAGAGTAAATGTTAGAAGACTTTTTATAATCATAGGAAAGGCTGTTGCAACTGCATTGAAATACTTCTTATTTGAACCTAATGATAGTTTCACAAGATTGGCAATTATTAATATGATTGATCCTTATCTAAAAGACATTGTTGCTAGGAGAGGAATATTTGAATATTTAATTGTATGTGATGAAAGAAATAACAGTCCTGAACGTATAGATAGAAATGAACTATGGTGTGATATATATATTAAACCTACAAGAACAGCAGAATTTATTGTTCTTAACTTGATAGCTACAAAGACAGGTGCAAGTTTTACAGAATTAGTTGCAGCAACAGCACCACAATAAGGAGATTAAAGTATGACAATGTATTTGAGTCCATTAGTAGATGTAAATGAAATTGATTTAACTACAACAATTCCTGCTGTAGCTACATCTATTGGTGTAATAGTTGTAAGGGATACATGGAAAGGTCCAGAATTAAAAGTTCAATTAGTTAATAACATTGATGAGCTAATTGAAATATTCGGAAAACCTGAAGAAGCAGTTGATAATGAACATGGTCAGTCTTATGAAGATTTGATAGCAGCAACAGGATTTTTACAATATGGAAATAATCTTTATTGTACAAGGGTACTGTCTCCATCTGCTACATTTGCAGGAGTATATGGTACAATGGATGTTTTAGGTGCTTCTACAAGTTCAAGTAGCTCATCAACTTCAACTTCAAGCTCAAGTTCATCAACTTCAAATTCAAGCTCAAGTTCATCAGCACAATCTTATTCTCAATTCTTTGATTATGTATTTGGGTTATCAGATAATCCACCTTCAGGAACAGATATTTGGCAAGTAGCAGGTGCAGGTGAATATAAAACTGAATCAGGTGGATTTGAATGGGAATCAAGAGTAGGTGGTAATTATTTATATGTAGATAATCTTCTTGGTGATGGAGTAATTGATGATTTCCCACAAAAGATCAAGATTAGAGTAAATTTCAATACTTCTAGTAGGTATTTTGAAACTATCGAACTTAGGGATGGTCAAGGAAATACAATTAAACAAATTACAGGAAGTCCAACCATTCCTATAAGTGGGGGTCCAGGTTCAAATGCTTATTATAAAATATTTGATATTGATTATAATCCTAATGGTGATTTAACACTTCCTGCTGATCGTTCATTAATGAGACTTGAACAAATGAGATTTATTGATACAATTGGTCCTACTCAATTTATATTAAAAGAAATATATTATTGGGATGATGATGGATCAAGTTCTTCATATAGTAGTTCAAGTACATCAACAGCACCATAGGATAAAAGGAGATTAAAGTATGACAATGTATTTGAGTCCATTAGTAGATGTAAATGAAATTGATTTAACTACAACAATTCCTGCTGTAGCTACATCTATTGGTGTAATAATAGTAAGAGATACTTGGAAAGGTCCAGAATTAAAAGTTCAATTAGTTAATTCAATTGATGAATTGATTGATATATTTGGTCAACCTGAAGAAGCAGTTGATAATGAACATGGACAATCCTATGAAGATTTGATAGCAGCAGCAGGATTTTTACAATATGGAAATAATCTTTATTGTACAAGAGTATTATCTCCTAGTGCTACATTTGCAGGAGTATATGGTACAATGGATGTTTTAGGAGCAAGTTCTTCAAGTAGTAGTTCTTCTACAGGATGTGTACAGGAATGGTATTCTGTAATAGATGCTGATAATTGGTTTATTGATTATGGAACTTGGAATGATAGTGCAAATAAATGGATAGGAGAAGGAGCAGCACCAGGATATTGGGTATTCCGAACCATTGCGCCTGAAGAATTAAATCTTTGGGAAGTATTTCCACCTAAAATAAGATTCACGATAAATAATATTCCTTCTGCATCAACTGCTGCTGAAATAACAGGTATATTAATAAAAGATTTAAATGGAAATGTTTTAGCAAGTGCGGGTGATGCTTATGATATAGGATTTGGTTTTTCTCCTATAACATTAAGTGGGGGTGATGGAGTAAGCACAACTATTAAATTCACAAACCTTACATCATTTTATCAACCAAGTGGATCAACTTATTATCCTATAGCTGAAATTTTCATTTTCTCTAGTTCAGATAATAAATTTGAAATAACAGGATTTGATTATTATGAAAATTGTGGATCAATTTCTTCTTCTTCAACAAGTTCAACTTCTGTATGTCCTCTTACCTGTAGTTATGAATCAGGTTGTGATACTACATGGTGGTCTGCACCAACAGGATCATATGTAAGTGAAATTACTGGATATCAATCTGATGTAAATGGAAAAGTTGGTTTAATAAATGATATAGGTTGGGCATCATATACACCTTCATTATTTGTATTCTGTTTAGAGAATAATACTGCTAATGTAGACGTTTTTATTCAAGAAGTTAATTTTCCAGGGAGAACTTCAATGATCTTTACAGATGTAAGTGGTGGTATTCTTGATATAAGTAATTTATCTGAAGAACTTTACACGATACAGGTAAAAAGTGTTGATGGGTCAGAATTTAATATTAAATTCGCACTTGATCCTCAACCACAACAACAAACTTAATAAGGAGAAATTGTATTTTTTTATTAAAAAATATAAATATATATGAGATATAGAAGCTTTAGGTTTATAACCTAAATAGGAGAGAAAAATTATGACAATGTATCTAAGTCCTTTAGTGGATGTAAACGAAATTGATTTAACTACAACAATTCCTGCTGTAGCAACTTCAATAGGGGTTCATGTGTTAAGAGACACATGGAAAGGTCCAGAATTAAAAGTTCAATTAATTAATGATATTGATGAGTTAATTGAAACATTTGGTATACCTGAAGAAGCACTTTCTTCAGCAGCAAATGGATTTTCAAAAAGAGGTCAATCCTATGAAGACATTATAGCAGGTGCAGGTTTTCTTCAATATGGCAATAATTTGTATTGTACAAGAGTATTAGCTCCAAGTGCTACCTTTTCAGGAGCATATGGTACAGTTGCATCAGGTGGAACATTTACACAATATACTTCAGCTAATGGTTATCAATTATCTGATTTGGATTCTCAAGACCCTGATGAATTTGGTAATGAAGAAACCACATTTGATGTTGGAAGACCTGAAAATGGTTCAGAAATGGCCTTTATTGCACAAAGTAGAGGGGAATGGGGTAATTATGTTCAGATTGCTATAGTTGGTAGAGACACATATAACGGTGTTAGAGCAGGTACAGCAGCAGCAACATTAGGTATTTCGGCTACTTTATATGATGATCTTGATCAATCAGTAGATGCTGCTTTTAATACTGATAAACAATTTTTGATTTTAGTTAAGAGAGCAAAACAACAGAATGTTACAAAGAGTCCTATTCCTTATGAAGTAGTTGAGGCACATCTTGTAAGTTCTGATCCAACAGAAGTTAATGATGAAGGTGCTAATATCTTTGTTGAAAATTGGATTAATGCTAATTCTAACTATATTAGAGTTGCTACTACAGCAGCATTTAAGAATCAAAGCTATAAAAATAAATATCAGGCTACCTATACTAACTTAGGTGGTGGTGTTAGAAGTCAAGGAGATTCAATTGCTGATGGTGATATTCAAGCAGCATTAGACTTATATTCTGATCCTGAATCAATTGATGTTAATATATTCATTGATAGTGGTAAATCTAATACGATTAAAAGTTATATTAATACCATTTGTGAATCAAGAGCAGATGCAGTAGGAATATTGGATGTTCCTAAATCATTGGTTGTTAATAATAAAGGGAATGAAGCTACTGATTGTAGAGATTATAGATTAAGTACTTTTAATATTAATTCATCTTATGTTGCTTTATACTCAAATTGGCTGAATGTATATGACAAATGGAATTCTAAATATAGATGGGTTCCTGCATCAGGACATGTGGCAGGTATTTACGCAAATACGGATGATGTAAGTGAACCGTGGTTTGCTCCTGCTGGTTTGAATAGAGGAATAATCAATCAAGTTAGAAAGCTTGGATGGAATCCTGTTAAAGGTGAAAGAGATATCCTTTATAAAAATGGTCTTAATCCTATTGTCAGTTTTCCAGGGCAAGGAAAAGTGGTATGGGGTCAGAAGAACATGCTTGATAAATCTTCAGCATTCAATAGAGTAAATGTTAGAAGACTATTCATTATAGTTGGTAAGGCAGTTAGTACAGCATTAAAATACTTTTTATTTGAACCTAATGATAGTTTCACAAGATTGGCAATCATCAATATGATTGATCCATTCTTGAGAGATGTAGTTGCAAGAAGGGGTATATTTGATTACCTAATTGTTTGTGATGAAAGAAACAATACTGCTGAAAGGATAGATAGAAATGAATTATGGTGTGATATTTACATCAAGCCTACAAGAGCAGCAGAATTTATTGTCCTGAATCTTATTGCTACTAAAACAGGTGCAAGTTTTACAGAATTAGTTGCAGCAACAGCACCACAATAAAATAATGGGGGGTGAAATTCCCCCCTTATAATAGGAGATTGATATGAGTCGATTTGAAAACTTTCTTGAAGCTTGTGATGGTTCAGGTAAAATGGATGGAACGGGCAAGAAGAAACGTAAACGAAAAGGTAAGATGGATGATAATATGAATGAAGCTAAAAGTCCTAAAGATGAAGCAATGCATTGGATAACTCAAATTGAAAAATCTAATGGTTATAGAGAAGATGATACTTCTGAATGGTTAGGACCAATGTTACATAATGTAAAAAAAGCATTAAAAAAAATGAAATAAAGGAAATTTTTAACATGAGACTTCAAGAACATATGGAAAAACTAAATGAAATAACTTCTAATACTCAAGAGGTAGCAGGATGGATGGCTAGATTGATAATGGCTGATAAGGATATGGCAACAAAAAAGCTATCATCTTTACTTCCCTTAAAACAAGCTACATTTGAGCCAGGAAAAGAATGGAATGATGCTTTTGGTACATTAGTTGGAGATATAGAAAGAGCTATTAAAAAAGCACTAAAAGCAGCAAAATAATATATAAATAGATATAAGGAGAATACAAAATGCCTGATGTAAGAGCGTTTAATATAGAAGCTTTCAAAGCAAGATTTGGTGATGGAGCAAAGTCAAGTTTATTTTACTATCAACCACAATGGCCTGCAATAACTGCTGATGTGAATCAACAGGATGCAATCTATATGGTTAAAACTGCTCAAATGCCTTCAACAGCTTTAGAGGAAGTTGTCTTAAATTGGCAAGGGTTTGATTGGAAATTTCCAGGCAAGCATACATATACAGATGTAGTAATTACATTCAATGTTGATATTAATGCTAAGATTAGAAATACTTTTGAAAAGTGGTCTAATTTATGCCACAATCCTGTAAACAATTTTTACTCAACTCATGATGTTTATATGGTTGATCAAAGATTGCAAATGATTGGATATGAAGGTCAAGTAATTCTTGAGTTTGTACTTCATGATGCATGGCCTAAAGAAGTTTCACAAATCACGATGGATTATGCTTCTACAGAAATTGCTACCTTTGATGTAACTTTTACTTATAGTTACCATGAGTTAAGCTTTACAGAAACAGGGGGCTAATAAATGGACTTAAAAAGAATAGATGAATATTTAAATGAAAGTAAAGAATCAATGTATCTAAAAAAATTAGAAAATTTATCAAATGAAATTGATAAAATGGATAAGTTAGGAAAAAAACTTAAATTTGATCCAAAAGATGCTAGATTTATTACAGGTGAGCTTTTTGAAGCTAAAAAAATCATTGACCAAATAGTAGATTATGTTGGTGTAAATATTCATGATTAATATAATAAATATGTAAAAAGGAGAAAAAATGTCAGATAATAAACCTAAGTTTTATGATTTTGTTAATGTATATGATTTTACTTGTGAATTGCCAGGAAGTGGAGAAAAAATTCAATTTAAACCTGTATCAACAGGTCAAATCAAAAAGCTTCTCACATATGAGAATGAAACTAATTATGTAGTCCAAGAACAAGCACTTGATGATTTAATATCGTCAAGTGTTTTGACTGATGGGTTTGATATAAGAGAACAATATATTTATGATAGAATGTTTCTCTTAATTGAAATCAGAAAAAAGACAAAAGGGGAAGTGATAGAAAGCAAGGTTACATGTCCTTCTTGTAATTCACAATTTTTAAATAGAACAAATCTTGATTCCCTTGAAGTTAAACAACTTGAAAATAAAGACAATGTTGTTATTGATTTGGATAAAGTAAAAGTTCATTTAAGACATATGAAAAGAAAGCATCAAATAGAAGATATAAAACCACAATTGTTTTCAAAGAACATGTCAGAACGTCAAATAGCATATATGTACCAAGTTGCTTTCCAAGCATGTGCAATAGATAAAATAGAAACACCTAATGGAATAGATGAAAATATTTCAATGAAGGATAGGATGTATTTTGTTGAGCAAATGCCAATGGGATTAATGGAGAATATAAAAGAAGCTATTGATGATATGGGATTTGGTATTAAATTAGAAAATAAAATTAAGTGTGTACATTGTGGTGCAGATCACTCTTATGAGGTTCCGATTCAGCAAAATTTTTTTGGATAATTAATCTGTGGGGATCATTTCAAAATATTTTAGAACAGCAATATGCACTTGCAAAGAAATGTAATATATCCCCTGTAGAAAGTAATATGTTAGCAGACTTTGAAAGAGAAATTTATGTGAATCTTCTAATAAGAGATATGGAAGAAGAACGAAAAGCATTAGAGAAAAAATAATATGGCAACTACAGATACCGAACTAAAAAAACTTAACAAGACAGTAGATGATGCTGTTAATATCTTAAAGATATATGTTGGTAATTCTGCTCAAGTTAAAAATATGAATGAAAAAGAACGTCAAGCTATTGATAAATGGTTTGACGTTGTTACAGAAGAAGAAGAACAACAAAAACAGACAAGAAAATTTACTGAAAGATTAAGAGATGAAAACGGTAA